TCGCAATCAACAAGGCATCGCAGAAGGTGAATCTGCGCAACAGTATCTCATCCACCCCTCAGGGTGACGAGATGCGACTGGCGGCGAATAGCCTCGCGAAGCATCTTGATGGGCAGAAGGAGGCACCTCAAGGGCCAGGCGAACGGAACGAGATCAGGCGAGTGTTTCAATCCATCCTCGATAATATCCGGGAATCTGACCCGAGGTTCAAAGGGTTGACCATGGCTGACCTGCAGGCGGTGCTGTGGTACGCGGAGAAGCGGATTTATGAGATTGCAAAGGTGACCGATGACTCCGATGATTCGGGCTACGAGGACGACGAGGCACCGGACTACGCCAACGCTGCGATACAGGTAGCGCGGGCGGCCGGTGTGTCGGAGGCTCGCATCAAAAAGGCTCTCAGAACAGCACTCTTAACCTCCGACGACAATGGACGCTCAACAGCAACACGATCAGGAGATGGCTCGCAGGATGCGGGGCAAGAAGGGTCTCGCAGCAGGCAGCAGGCAACGGCTCGAGGCTTTACTGAAAGCGAAAGGCGGCAGTTCCGACAGTTCGCAGCGCTTCGACGAATTCGGGGCTCCCGTAGATTACAATCCACTGGCAGCGCTCAAGGCAAGGAATCCTGGTCTTACCGACAAGGAGATCGAGGAGATGGCGGAAGAACACGGGTTCTGAAGGGACTGGGTGTTCGGTATGTCGGGGAGTGGGTGGCAGGGAAAAACCTCAAGCGTGTCCTGAAATCGTCAGGGGAACGCATTGAGGTGCCGGAGTTTTACGAACTGGAGAAAAGCCAGCAGAGCGCGGCGGTATTTGGCGGGCTGATTTCGGCGGTCAAAGCATCATCGAAGTATGGTGCTGCGGTGTATGTCTATCCTCAGCAGGAATACGCGGACATGCGAATGTTCGTGACGAAGGACGGGAAAGCTGGGTTTGCGCTCAGGAAGGACGAGATCGTGTCTGTGTTCAGTGCGGGAGGGCGAGGGCGCGCGGGGATGGAGGCGGCTATTGCGGCCGGCGGTCGACGACTTCATGCTTTTGAGACCATACTGCCGGATTACTACGCCGCCCACGGTTTCCGTGCGGTTGCCAAAATGGGGTGGAACGAGGAGAAGAAGGAAGACGACTGGGACAAGGCTGCGTTCAGGCGGTACAACAACGGAGAGCCAGATGTCGTGTTCATGGTGCTGGATGAGGATGGATCTGGTTTGTATTCACAGACCGACGGGAAGAAGGTCGGCGATTACGACGCCGGAGTCCGCCGGCAGAAGAAGGAACTCAAGGAACTCGAGGTCAGCCGAAACGCCAGGCGAGCAGGTGGGGCTGGTGCGGGCGCGCCGCTCGCATCGATGCCTGTGCGGCGAGGTTCGGTGGGCGGCATCTTCCGGATGTCGGGCACGGGATCGACGCAGGGAATACTCGTCGACCCGGAGCCACTGGCTACAGCCAAGGGACTCGCCGACAGGATCGACCAGATGTACGCGGAGGGTCAGACGGATGGCGTCGAGGATCTGGAGGCTGAGCTGGAGACCCTGCTCGACCTCATGGACGGTGGCATCGATTATCTGGAGGGGGAGAGTCAGGAAACCCCCGACAGTGAAGAGACGCGCGACATCGATGAGTTCTCCCCCGGGCCGGGCGAGCAGCTGCTGCTCAACTGGATTGCCTGGAACAATCCCACCCCCGGATTCAGTCCCAGCGAGGACTTTCCAACCTTTGGGGCAATGGCTCGCGCCCGCGACGGCGACGGCGCATGGAGAATACAGCCCGGCGTCACCGACGAGCAGATCGAGGCTGCCGCGCGGGAGGAGATGGCGCAATACATGCGCCGGCGGAGCGCCCTCAGCGGTCAGCCACTGGCATCGCTCGGCGGCACCCGGATCCGGCACCGTGCTGGTCAGGCGTTCCGAGTCAACGACCTCGCCACCCGTGCTCTGCTGACCGGCAGTCCCCTGCCTCGCGTGCTCGTCGAATCGGTTGAGGCAACGGACCGGTCGAAGCAGGCGGTAATGCAGACGGCGGCGCAGATCGGTCGCGAGATGGCGGTGGCTGCTGAGCGGACTGCGGCGCGCACAAGGATGCCCCTGGCAAATGTGCAGCAGCGGATCAGTGACGTCCTCGACGGGGTCGCCGGTGCCGGTGCTGCGCTGCGTACGCTGGATCCAACCCTGGCAGAGTATGCGCGGCGCGCGCGGCACATGGTCGACGATCTGTCGCAGGCAATCGCCAACACGCTGCCGACCGGCCCGATGAGTCAGGGAATCCTGACAAACCTCGGGACATGGATGCGCCGCAGTTACGCCGCGTTTGATCCGGAGAGCGGGTGGAATTACGATAATCTGGTGGCGGCTGCCGCGCGCAATCAGCAGGTCGGCGGGCGGCCGGCTGGCGCAATCCTCCGAGATGCTCGCCGACTGCTGCGCGCGCAGGATCCGGCGGCTACGGCAGACGAGATCGAGGCGACGATGCGGGATCTGATGGACCGGGATGTGGTAGGGCAGGCAATCGCTGGGGGCAGTGCTGTCAGGAAGAACGTGACGTCTCTGATCCGGCGGAGCACCATCGATCCGGAGATCAGAGCGTTGATGGGAGAGGAGACCAATCCCATTCACCGCTTCGCTCAGTCGACGTCGTTCCAAGCGCAGTTCCTCGCGCGGCACGAAGGGCAGCACACAATTCGTCGAATCGGTCTGGCTGCCAATCTGTTCCGCACTGCGAGGGGTGGTGTCTACACTGAGCAGATCCCGGCCGGTGAGGCGTGGTCGCCGCTGGCTGGGCTCTGGACGACTCCTCAGCTGCTCGCCGCTATGCGCTCGGCAGACGGCGGCGTGATGTCGGGGACGGACTTCTGGGGGTTGGCTGGGCGGTCGCTGACGTGGCTGGCTCATCGCGCGAAGATGAACAGGGTGGCGCTGAACCCGGACTCATGGCTGGTCAACGTGTTCGGCGGCGTGGTGTCGGTCGTGGCGTCGGGGGATCCGTTCTACGGCAACATGCTCCGCCGGTTCCGTCAGGCGGTGGGTCTGTCGCGGGTCGACGCCGCGGGTCGGGTCAGTGCCACCAACCTCGCTGCGCAGGCGGTGCTCGATGGGCAGCGGCAGATGGCTGCGCGGCTAGTGGCTAGTGGAGTAATCGGCAATACTCTGTCGCTGGGCGATCTGCAGGCGACCATCCCCCGGGCGATGCTGCAATGGATTGAGCGGGACGCGGCGGCGAACCGGGCGATGGGTGCGGCTGAACTGGCGTGGATTGGTCAGGCCCTTGGTCGAGGGTTTGGGCTACCCGGGCGCGCCGTCGGTGCCGCGGTCGGTGCCGCGGTCGGTGCGGCGGTGGGGCAGCAGCGGATCAATGCCGTGAATCAGGCAATCGCCAAGGTCGTCATGCAAACCCCTGACACCCTCGCGCGATTGACCGGATTCATGGGTAACTATGAGGCGGCGATGGCGTCGGGTCTGCGGGGGCCGGATGCCTTTGACTGGGCGGCGGAGCGGACTCGCAACACGTTCCCTGATTACGGCAAACTGCCAGCAGCCATCAGAGACCTCAGCCGCATCGGGGTGCTAGGGTCGTTCGTCGCCTTCCAGTTTGAGGTGTATCGAAACTTCATCTGGAACATCCGGTACATCGGTCAGGAGATGGGCAGCCGGAACCCCGCACTCCGGCGGCGCGGAATGGCGCGACTGGCAGGCATGGGGTCGGTGTCTGCGCTGGCGTTCGGCGGGCTGGGCAAATTGATAGGGTTGCTCGGCGGGGTTCCCGACGACGACGAGCGGTCGCGCGCATTCCGCAGGCAGTTTGCTGCACCATGGGAACGCGGCGCACAGCTCGAGTTCGTGCGGTATGACGAGCGTGGCGTGCAGTACTTCAACCCCAGCTACTTACTCCCTCCCGGGACCATGGCGGAACTGGTGGTGGCGGCGCAGTCCGGCGAGGATCCCGCCGATGCCGCTGGGCGGCTGGTGGCGCAGGCACTGCAGCAGTTCGCGGGCGGCTCCGTCAACCTGTCGCCGGTGGTGGCTGCGGTGTCGGGGTATGATGCCGCCGGCCGCCAACTCTCCTACCGGCCCGGGATCGCCGGGGCGGCTGAGCGTGTCGATGCCGCAGCCAAGGTGATGCTCGACCCCGGGTATGCGGACAAGGTCGAGCGACTGGTCTACGCCACCCGCGGCGCTGAGCGGAAGGGGCGGTCGTTCAGCTGGGGTGAGGAGGGTGCTCGATTGGCTGGCGTGCGTGCGTTTTCTCGCACCTGGCCGCAACTCGTTCAGAACCGCCTCAGGGAATTCGCGAGCCAGTATCAGGACATCCGCAGCCAGGCGAACAAAGACCTCGGCATCAACCTGCCGGGTGCCGCCCAAAGGTCCATCGAGGAGGCAAACGCGCAGCTTGCAAAGCTGAGGGCTGAGGTGGAGAGGTTTCGGGCAGATGCAAAGGTGCTCGGGGTTCCCCCGGGGGTCGTGTACAAAGAGTTCAGGGACTCGGCGCTACCGACCGTCATCCGGTCAATCGAGCCCGACCCGCGCCAGCGGAACCGGGTGCGGACGGTTGGGAGTCGCTGAATAGCATCTGGTATAGGATTCCACGCCACAATCGCAACCCCTTCAGCATCAAGGCACTTCCGCGCCACACGACAACATTCTCCATCCTGTGACGAATGATTTGTGAGGTGCCTGAATCTGAATGAATTGCGGGCGTGATTGTTGGAATCTCAATGGATTGAGCGGATTCTCGGGTATTTATTCTTCTGGTGGTTTCTGTTGCGATCTGTGACGGCGCAGGTATAGCGTGCAGCACAGCACTACCACAATGAATATTGGATCCTACGCCATCGTCCGCCAGCCCAAGTCGCGAGCCCGCTGGAAAACCGAGCAGCCTGAGTTCGAGCCGTGCTGGGTGGTGCGGTTTCGGATTCCGGGGCAGTCGGTGAAGGTAGAGTCAAGCCGGCTGGGGATCTGCGACCTGTGCCTCGCGGAGCCGAGCAACCCCACCGCCACCCGGGAGCGGTGCCGCTGCATCGGTCCGGTCCGTCAGTGGGCTGACGCCAAACTGAAGGCGATGGGGAAGCTGTGGCACGAAGGGCGCATCGAGGAGTTGGAGCGGGTGACTGCGCGGAGGGTGGATTGCACCATCGGGCGGCTGGTCGACACCTTCGCCGCCAACATCCCCAAGGGGGGCTACCAGTTGGACTATGTGGCGGGGCTTTGGATCATTCTGCGGGAAGCGCTGGGGGTGGAGCAGGCGGCTGCCCGGAGGCTGCCGGTCACCGTGCTCACTCTGCAGCTGGCGGTCGACTGGATGACTTTGAGGTGGCATCACAATGCTGAGCGTGGGCTGCCGTCTCCACGGTCGTGGGAGCAGTTGCGGGCGGCGCTGAAGGCTGGCCAGCTGGCCGCGCCACCCCGCAACGTCGCGAGCCCGGGGAACTACACCATCAATGGGTTGTTGACGAAGGTGCGAGCGCTCATTGGCGAGACCTCTCGCACGCATTACCTGCGCGGGCTGGAACTGCCGGCGCTGACGTTCACGCAGTCGAAGGGTCTGGTGGCGGCGCGGGGCCAGCACCAGGCTCTGGACAGGTCGGTGGTGGCGGCGATCTACGCCTCGGCCGAGGAAGCGCTGGCGACTGGGGATCGCGACTGGTGGGTGGCTGTCCAGCTCACCAGCCGATACGGTCTCCGTCCCATCGAGGTGCTGGCCGCGCGCACCAACTGGATCGAGCGACAGGAAGACGGCGAGTACATGCTCCACATCCGTAATCGGCAGGACGAGCAGTTTAGCCAGAAGGCACGCGCGCGGGCGGTCAATGCTCAGTACTCGGTGCCGGCGGAGGTGGCGGAGGTTCTCCTGCAAGCCGGCGAAGGGCAGCACCTGTTCGCGCCTGGCAAGGCTGTGTCCACCCGAGACAAGCTGATGGAGCGCATCTACAGTACCCGGCTCCGCCAATGGATTCCGGAGGGCAAGGACACTTGGTACGCATTCAGAAAGCTGTACGTTTCCATGCTCTATGCGGCGCACGGGAAGGAGGCGGCGCGGCACGGTGCACGCCATGCGTCCAGCGATGTCACAGAGTCGCACTATGCGGTGCCGCTCGCCCACGTCCCTTCGGTCAACCCGCTGGAGAGGGTCTAATCGACGCAGCCGCAGGGAACGTGCACGGGCTCGAGGTCGAGCCATGGGGAGTCGTCCTCATGGCTCACCCAGTCCGCCCAGAGATTACCCTCGCCGCCTAATCCTCGTTTGACCCAATTCGTGGGCTGTGAGCGTCGTTCAATTTCGAGCGCTGTTTCAAACAGGGCCGGGTGATTCTGACGCAGCAGGAGCACTTCGGACCGCTTGGACGCGGGGCACATGAAGCACGCCGACTTGCCCGGGACTGGCAGCCCGGCTGCCGCAATTGCAGCGGCGCAATCGGCGCGCCGCCAACCCCATTCAACCAGAGGATACCAAAACACGGTCGACATCCCTTTGGCTAATGTTTCGTCATGCTTCTTGAGAGCACGATGCCCTTCGTTGGCATCGTAACCGATTGCCTTTGTGACGACGGCGACCTGCCGCTCCCGCATCCATTGCTTCAGTCGCTTGTTCTGGGGTCGGATCTTGTGCCTGACTGAGCACCCTTTCCGCCCAGCATAAGCCAACGACGGCATCACGTTGTTTCGCAGGCACGCATCGACCAGTCCTTCGGGCTTGCCTTTGAAGGTGCCGTGCACCGTCTCGATTTCAAGACCCCACCACAGTTGAGTCATTGCGCTCATCTGTTGGGCGTGAGCATAGGTCTCCGGTCGTTCTGCGCCGGTGTCCGCAAACAGGATCAAATGCGGCGTGATGCCGCGTTCACGAAAACCCACCAGCATCGCAGTGCTGTTCAAGCCGCCTCCATAGGCGACTACAAGCGGCGGCGCAGCAGGGTCTGTATCGGGTCCGGTCATGGTCATGTCAGTTGATGTTGATTACGCGGGAATTGCCAGCTCAGCCTGCGGGGGGATTGAGCCTTCGAGCCATTGTGCGAGCGCTTTGGCCTGGCGGCCCGATTCGGTGCCTTTCATCCATCCTGTGCCGTCCACCGATTCGACGTGCCACCGCTCGCAGATCTGGAGGCGGTCGACCTCATTGACCCTTCCCACATGGACTCTCCGCCCGGTCTTCGCCCACATCGGGAGCGAACGCCATTTCCATTCTGTTGTGCCGCCGACGAAGATCACGTTGGCATCCCGTGGGATGTCGGCGGGAGTCATGCCGTCCTGCACCGCAATGGCGAGGGGCCAGCCGTAGCGCGCCGCGACCGGCGCATATTGATGCCACTTTGCTAAGGTAGCCGCACGATCCGCCACAACATCCGGCACCAAGACCCATCGGGGAGCCATTCCGTGAGCACGCACGGCAGCCAACATGGCAAGCCATGCGCGTTCGTCCCATGCTCGACCGGACGTCCAGCTCGCGAAGGCGTCATTATCGAGCGCAAACTGCATCCACGGTCGCAGCTTGGTCTTGCCCATGGCGGTCGGGCCGATCAGCCAGCCAATGCGCCCACTATACCGGCCAGCCCAGTAGTGCACGATGGCGCTAGAGTTATTGGACGGCATGACCATCAGTCGGTTCTTTGCCTCGCGAGCCATGATCTGAGCCCAGTGGAGATCAGTACTCATGGTGGTGGTGGTTCGGTTGGGTTGGGGGCGGAGAAGAGGTCCAGCAGGACTCGGAGATCGATAGCGGCGTGCATTGCGCGGATCTGCATCGGCTCGATGTGAATGCGCCACTGCAGCAGGTGGCGACACTGTCCGAGGTAGATCAGTGCCCACGTCAGGTAGACCGCGAGATCGAGTGCCTCCTGATAGGCGTGATCGATGCGCTCGCGAAACGGTGCCGGGTTGTCGATGAGGTCGGTCGGGTATTTCGCTCTGCCGTATGCCTGGCGGGACGCAATGTCGGCACGCATGCGACCGACGACGTCGTCGACAGCCTCGCGGTCCAGCTGATGCGCTGCGAGCATCGCTTTGCCGTTCGCCAAACCATCCATGTCGGCGAGGAGGGTGCAGAGGTATCCCTCGACCCCGGAGGGTGTCATAGGAGGTGGTGATGGGGTGGTGATGAAGGGATTCATGACGGGTTGATGCTGGTGGCTGGCGTTGATTCAGCTGGCGGGCGGCGATTCCAGCAGTCAAGCAGAGCGGTCCGGGATCGGCGGTTCGGGAAGGTTGCTCCGCATTGATAGCAGCACATCGACCAGACGATGTCCGGGTTTGGAATCAGCCGGTCTCTGAGCCCGGTAAACACGGTAACGTACATCGGACCGTGTGGGGTGAAGCGGATGTCCCTGCCTCCGCAAAATGGGCAAGGCAGTGCTGCGTGCGGAGAGGCTGCCAATGATGGTGATGGCGAGGTGCTCATAAAGGGTTCAGGCGGGCGTTGCGTTCGCGGCAGTGCTGTGCGTGGGCGGCGACACGCTCGGCACCGAACTCGGCTGTCATCATCTCCACGATGGCTCCGCAGGTGCTGCTGGGGTTGTTGATCATCAGTTGCCATGCTCGAAGGTCCATGTCGGCGAAGTCATCCGGCAGTTCATCCAGCACGGGCTCGATGTCGGGCTCCGGCTCAATGCGCCGGCTGCAGGTGGCGCAGGTCGCTATCCCGGTGCCTTCACAGACATCCATGTATTCGCCGCAGCATTCCGGCGGCTCGAGGTCATCGGGCGGGTCGTTCCAGTAGTCGTTCATGGATTCCCCCCTTCCGGCTCAAGATACCCCAACCCCAGACAGTGATTGCATCGTGCCAGCACATCCTTGCACCCACCCTCCTGCTCACCGTAGTGCCCGACGCCGGAGGTGAGCCAGCCGCGGCCGGCGCAGGTCTTGCACTTGCCAGAGGCGGGCTTCGCCTTCTTCTTTTTCGGCTTCACGCGCCCTCCTCTCTAAACTGCCGCCGCAGCGCGATCAGCCCAGCGATCAGCCGCCCCAGTCCGCGGTGCCGTTTCCGCGCCGCTTCCCATTGGCTCCATCGCTGGCAGTAACGACCGTTCGGCAGAATCGGCCCGCGGGATGGCATCAAATCCGCATCGCCGACCATCGCTTGCATCCACTCTCTTGCGTTAGCCTTCCTGCGCCTTGCCGTCCACTTCATCAGCTCAATCTGCTGGTCAAGCTCCACGCTCACGCGCCCTCCTCTCCGGCATTCGACTTCTTAGTGCTGTAGCTGACGGAGTAATGCGCAGTCGCTTTGAAGGACTGCCCGCATTCCACGCACTGGGTTTCCACTTCGTTGTGTACATTCCACCCCCAGTCTTCGCAGACTTCATGCTCAGCGCCGCACCATGGGCAGACGACGTCGTCCATGTAATCGGTGTCGAAGTTCGCACTCACGCGCCCTCCTTCTGTGGATTCCTCAACGCCAGAAAGAATTCCCCATGCTGCGTCACAACGCACCCCGGGGCTGCCTGCTCCACTGCTTTGGCGAAGATCGCGAATGCCGGAAGCGGGATCGGGAGCCGAATCATGGCAACGCAGTCGAGGGGAACGTACATCACCGTCTGTCCGTTCTCCGCGGGAGTGCGTGGGCGTTCGGATAATGATAATCCCGGCACAATGTCGAAACTGCTTGGCGGGTTTTTACTCATGATGATTTGAGGGAGAGTTTGACCACGGTGGCGACGTCGGATTTGGATCCGCTAGAGGCTTGCATTTCGCGCGCAGTGAGGGTCGTATCGGTGATGATTTTGACCCACTGCTCCGTCGGGATCCGCAGCAGTTTGGGGTTTATGCGCAGGTAGTCGCACAGCCTGTCAATGTCCGCCGGCGTGCCCCAGACGCTGGCCTGACCCTGCTCAATGCTCGCCAACGACTTCCGGCTCATCTGGCATGCCCGCGCCATCGCCTCCTGAGCGATGGGCTGTTTCCGGCCGCAGGCTGATGTGGACAAGCGGAGCCACCGGAGCCTCGCGCCAGGTGTGTGCTGCTCCGCGGGGTCGAGATCTCCGACGACTCGATTGCGGCGAGCAGCTGACCCGCATTTCGGCGAGCAGTTGCAGACGCTATCCCAATGAGACCGCTTTTGCTTGGGAGTGGGTCTGAACGTCCGGCCGCAGGCTGCGCAGATCTTGAAGGCGGTTTCGCGCCATGACAGTTCGGCCGGCGTGCTCATGCTGGATCCTCCGATTTGACGTTGCGGTTGGCGCGTTCGATGCGCCCGCGGAGGCGCGGCATGTCGGCTGTCAGCCAGACGACATCGATGTTGAGGTCGTCGTACCTGTCCTGGTGCCGAGGCAGCAGTCGCCGGTAGATCGCCTCGCCGTCGCGGAGCATGGAGAGGGACATGCCCTCTCGCGTCTTGCGGATGCCGGCGAGGAGTTCGTCAATGGTGACGGTCATGGCTCGACGTGGTTGGAGGCTTCCGCTCGGCAGGCTCCGGAGCCGACCATGAATGCGGTGGCAGCCATGACCCCTGCCAAGAAGGTGGCGATGAAGGCGACGACCAGCAGCCAATTGCTCGGCGGTTCATCATCGGGATGGAGTGGTGATATGGGAGTGCTCATGGGAATTCTGATGCCTGACGCATTTGACGATCAGGCGTTTTTGTGACACGAAGGCACGACCGCCCCGAACCTCTCGAAGAGGTGGATGCGGTCGGTGTTCAGCTCCGGCTCCCTGGCCAGGGGCCGGGAATGATTGTGCGCGTTACGCGCCTTTGCGTTTCTGCTCAGCAGCGGCGCGCGCCTCGACCTGCTGCCAGAGTTCGCGGAAATCGATTGGTAGGTGCACCCGCCCGTTGTTTGCGGCGATGTACTGCCGCATCGCATCCAAGGCCCATCTGAGGATTTGAACGGCGTCGACGCCGTAAGTGGCAGCGACTTCAACAAGCCAATCGCGGTCTGCTTTTGGGATCCGAGCAGAGAACACGACTGTCTCTTGGCTGTTCTTTTTGGGCATTCGCAGTCCATGGCACGACTACATAAAACTACAAGATATTTCTTGCAAGTAGTTTGTTGTCGTTTTATGTCGTCGTTATGGCTGAAGAATCCATCATGATGACTCTCCGACTTAGCCAGCAGGAGGTTGAGTTCCTCGACCTTCTGGCTGGCTCCCTCTGCAACACCCGGGCTGGGGTGGTTCGGTACGCGATCAAGAATCTCCGCACCGCTTCTGGAGACCACCAACCGGTCGTTCCCTTGGAAGCCGCCACCCAACGTGAGGAGGCAGCAGCATGAATCCTGTCGGAACTTTCCTCGCAGCGGCATCGATGGGGATCGCCGCCATCGGCTTGAATCGTGCGCTCTTCCATCGCTCGCGCCGGCCTGAGCCATCGCCCGAGGGCAACTCGGCCCCGCTGGCTGATGGAGCGTGCGGTGCGCTGGCCGCCACTGTGGTCGCTGCGACGCCAGCAGACCGCCAGACCCCTGACAGTGTGCGGTGGCACCTTGAACGTGCCGAGGCTCGCCGGATCCGGCGCGCCTATCGTCGCATGCGGCACGACATCGACAGCCGTCTGGACAATCCAGCATGGCAGCGTGCAACAGGGAGGTCGCTGTGATCCGCCGGCTGCTATGGCCGGGATCGCTGCCATACCGAGGAGACCAGTGGTCCTGGCTGGTCCGGAACATCAACGAATGGCTCCCCCGTCGTCGCGACTGGATCGTCGACAGCCTGATCCGCGAGGACTTTTTCCACCTTCACTGCCTGCGCTGCATTGCATGAATCCGCGTCTCTGGATTATCACGCCCCGGGGCAGGCTAACTTCCCTGCCATGGGCCTTAGGGGTCGACATGGGCCTAGTGGGATTGCAGCGATTGACGGCGCACCAGTGGGGCGAGGTCGTGATTCTGCTGCCTATCTACTCGGACTTCTGATGGCACGCTCGACGCCAGCACAGCAGCCAGAAGGCACCACCGCCAAGAAGGGGCGTGGTCGCCCTTCTGGCGCTGTTCTGGCGTGGGATGTGCAGCGGGTCGCCGATCTCCTTGGGATCCCTGAGGCGCGCGTGGAGCGTGCCTGCGCCCTTTCCCCCCGTTTATTTTTCCCAGGAGCATTCCAGCAGGGGAAGGAATGGAGGATCCCTGAGAGAGACGTCAGGGCATTGGTAGGACCGGACCTGCCGCGGCTGCTCAAGGTCTCGGAGTTCGCCGACCTGATCGGTCTGAGTGCTCAGTGGATTTACGAGTTGGTCGCCCTCGGCACCATCCCGCACCGCCGAGTGCTCGGACATGTCAGGATCCCGGCAACAGCCTACTGGGAACTCCCTGAGGGTCGTCCGCCGGAGGTGCCCGCCCGCCCCCTCTCTTTTTCCAAACCAGAGGAGGACGAGGAATGAGTGAGGAGACGACGGAACTGGGCTTCCCGGTCGATGTGGCGGAGCAGCTCGAGCAGCGGGGTGTCTACACCGCCGAACGACTGCAGGCGCGCAAGCCTGAGTTGGTGGCTGCTGCCAAGCGAATGCTGGGGCACGGGATCTCCTCGAAGATGACAGCCGAGATTCTGGGGGTCGACATCCGCGCCATCCTCGAAATCGGACGGCTGGGAGAGTCGGATGGCTCTATCCCACCTTATAAAGAAAGGACGCTGCGCCAACTGCGTGCGGTGGTCACCCTCTCCCTCGACTCCCTCGTCGACCGCGCAAAGGCCGGCAAGGTCTCCCCCATCGAGGTCTGCGCCTTGATCGACAAGGCGGAGTTGCTGAGCGGCGGTGCGACCAGCCGAGTCGAGGTCGTCGAGGATCCCGAGGTGGCTGAGTTCAGGCGGTTCCTCGCCGCGCAAATGCGCGGAATGGGAACCGGCTCGCCGGAAATCTCCGCAACAAGCGCCCTCGAGCCACCGGCCCGCCACCCCCTCTCCGGCCCCGTCATCGAGGTGCCTGCTGAGCCCTCAAAAGGCACCTCAGGAGATATGCAATGTTCTGCCTTACCCACTTAACCCGTTGATTATCAACACATGCACCACCGCTATTCAGCCCGCTATACCTCGACTCCTCCCGGAAACCCGGGCGGTCGGCACCCAGCCGAACCGGGAAACCCTATCAATTCCGCCCCTGTTTCCTATCAATTGACCGGGGGGGAGGGGGTCGCGCCGCGCGCGTCCGCCCGCCAATTAGATTGGATCCGCCTTCCGAAAATTAAATCGCAAAAGGAAGGGGGGGCGCGTGGCTGCCGCTGATGACACCCTCGCCCGGCAGCTGGGGGTCGCACCCCGGGTGATCGCCGCCGCCCGCCGCGACCTCAAGGAGGGGCTCCACTGGACGCAGGACGAACGCGGACGGGTGGAATGGCTCCCGGTCGGGGTCGATGCGCTGCGCGCGTTTCTGGGGCTTCCTGCGAGCGAAAAGGAGGGGGTGGGGGCGGCGACGCTGGATCCGGCGCGCCGACTGGGCTGGGCGGCTCCGGCTGCACCGGAGACCCCTGCTCCAGCTCAACCCATCGAGGTGTCCGCCCGCATCTGCCGCCTCATGCCCAATCCCTGCTTCGTCGCCGTCGACCTCGAGGGAATCGCCACCCCGGTCCGCGTGCGCGCCTCCGCCCGGCTCACCGTCGGCAAGACCCTCCGCATCCGAGTCAACGCCGACGGCGGGCTCACCTGCATCTCCCCAACCTTCACTCCCTGACACATGTCCTCATCCCTACAGACCTCTCATCTCCTCGCGATTGATATCGAAACCGGCGGGCTGGACCCCGCGCGGCATCCCATCCTGTCGTTTGCCGCTCACCCAGAATGGAACCAGCAGCCGTTCTACAGGCTGGTGCTGCCGCCGGACTACGCTCCGATCGAGCCCGAGGCCGTGGCAGTGAACGGCTATGAGTGGGGTCTCTGGAAAAAAAGCGGGGCGGCCCCCATCGCCCAGGTCCTCAACGACTTCCGCGTCTGGATTCACGCGCGCCCCGGATCGGTTGGCAGTGTGGCTCCGGTCGCGCACAACGCCGGGTTTGATCGCGCCTTCCTCGACTCCGCCTATCGCCGCCTCGCGATGACCCCCATGCTGGCGCACCGATGGGAGTGCTCACAAGCGACCCTGCTGGCGGCCCGCCGCGCAGGGATCATCGGGCCGGGCAGCTCATCCCTCGACGCCCTCGCCGACCTCTCGGGCCAGCAGCGCCCCGCAATCCATGCCGCCGACGTCGACGCCCGCGTCTGCCTGCGTGGCTACCAGTGGCTGCTGCGTCGCATGCAGCCTGGGTTCTTCCGCCGCCTGATCAATCGCCTGCCAGTATGAGCAACGCCATCATCACAAGGGCATACGGCTCGACCGTGACCGACCCAAGCGACATCAGTGTGCTGGTGGCGTTGGCTGATCAGGCGAATGACGATGGCATCTGCTGGCCGAGTGTGGGTTCCGTCAGTCGCCGGACACGACTCTGCGATAGGACCGTGCAGCGTGCCCTGAGAAGACTGGTGGCTGAAAGGCACATCAGTGTGACAGGCGCAGTCGAAGGTGGTTTTGAACGGCAGACTCCTACCTATGTGGTCCACCCCCGGATGCCGCTGAGGGGTGACACAGAGTCACCGGTGACACAGAGTCACCCCCCGGGTGTCACAGAGTCACCCCCCGGGTGTCACAGAGTCACCCCCCCGGTGACACAGAGTCACCCAAACCCTCATAGAACCCAAAGAGAACCCTCAAGGAACCCTCAAGGAACCCTCAGTGCGGACGCAAGCGCCCGCATGCAGGCACCAGAGGGAACCTCTGTCCTTCTGGACGTCGATCCGTTGGGCAAAAAGAAGAAGGGGGGCGGGGCGACCCTGACGGTCGAGTGGGACGGGACTTCGTTCCATGTGCCGGCGGAGCTGCTGACGCAGTGGCGGAAGGCGTTCCCTCAGCTGAACGTCGCCGGGTGCATCCGCGAGGCGGCGATGTGGGTCATCGACCACCCCTCCCGCTCGCGGAAAAAGCCAGGAGCGAGGTTTCTGGAAGGTTGGCTGCGCCGCACCCGGCCCGGCGATTCGCCGCCGCCGTCTGACGACGCAGATCCGCTGCCGCCGGTGGTGACGGGGCCTGACGACGGTCCGGAGGGATGGCAGGCAGCCTACGAGGCTATGTACGACCATGAGCCCGAAAAACCCTGGGCGATGCAGATCGCTGACGTCCAGCTCGAATGCAGGCAGTGGGTCAAAAAACGGGAGAGGGGGGTGGCGTGAGTGGCATCAGTGAAGCGATGCAGGGGGAGCGGGCGGTTTTGGGGGCGATGCTGATGTCGCCGGACTATGCGGTGCCGTTGGCGGTTGAGCTTGTGACGTCGAGTGACTTTGGCTTCAAGCTCCACCAGCAGGCGTTCGATCTGATGCGCCAAATGGTCAACGCCGGCCAGCCTGTGGACATGACCACGCTGGCGGTCCGCATGATGGACGCGAAGCTGCTGGAGCAGCGGGAGATCGGGGTGCTGGGTGAGTGGATGGAGGCATCCACAAGCCCGACGCATGTCAGGGAATACGCTCGTCTGGTCCGCGCCAAGGCGCGCCGGCGGGAGTTTCTGGAGCTGCTGGACGACGCTGCGAAGAAGGTGCACGACGGAGCGGAGACCGAGGAGGAGTTTCGAGCGGTGATGGAGCACGTCATGGCTGGATCCGAGCGGTTACAACTGACCACCATGACGACGCATCGGGGTCTGAGGAGTGGTGGCGACGCTCTCGCCGAGGTGGCGGCGATGGCGTCGGAGCGTTACAAGCATCGGGGTCAACCGCTCGGGTTGGCTGTAGGATTTGCGGACCTTGATAGGGTCGTGAATGGATTTCAGAAAAACGACTTTGTCGTCATCGGAGCCCGACCGGCGATGGGCAAAACCAGTCTTGGTGCGTGTCTGGCTGAGGGGATCGCATTGGACGCGGCGAACAAGCGGAATGTGCCGGTTCTGATGATCACACTCGAAATGTCAGATACCCAGATCATGGAGAGAATGATCTTGGGGAGGTGCGAGATCAAGTTCAGCAAGGCCCGCACTGGCATGTTCTCCGATTGCGAGGGCGCGATCTGGGCAGCGGCGCAGGAGGTTCTGGCGAATCGCGCGGGCAAGTCGGCTGAAGACATCAAGATGGGCATCTTCGACCTCGCCGTCGAGCGGTTACAGGCGAAGTGGGCGAGGAAGGGACGAACGGATCCGGGGGCCGCCAATCCGGTGACCAACACCGAGGTGCGGGAGTCGGGTCTGCAGATCCAGATGATGGCGGAAAAGTTCGCTGCGGTCGCGACTGGCATGCTGACATTCTACGATTCCTACGGGGCGACGACGCAGGAGTTGAGGACTGTCATCGGTCAGTGGGTGCGGCGCATCGGGTGGTCGCCGGAATCGCAGGATTTGTGTCCCCCATGCGTCATCATCGATTACATCCAGCTGATCAAAGCGTCGGAGAAGGCGAACCAGAAAGAGAAGCGGATGGCAATCGAGGAGGCGTGCAGTGTGCTCAAGGGGTTGGCGAAACGCCACAACATCGTCGTTGTGGGGCTGGCTCAGGTTGGGCGGTCTGCCGCCGATAATCCGGGGGCGCGTCCGGCAATGAAAGATTTCAAGGAATCCGGGGCAATCGAAGAGTATGCGGACGTCCTGATGTCCTTGCACCGTGACCCCTACTACAAAAAGTGGGATAAGTTAGGCGAGGACGCAAAAGAGTCGTGGGAGAAAAAGGCGGGTTTCCGGAACCGGGAACCGGCGCATGAGGCACTCAAGGAACCTGAGTGGGATGGGCAGTCGTTCTACGAAGCGCAGGCGACGCTTGAGATCTTGAAGGGAAGGAACGTCCCCACAGTCGAAATCCCCATGCTGTTCCATGGGGTACACATGCGGTTCGCCTCGCTCACCCCCGCTCTCTACAGCAATAATCCTGACAAGCGTCAGAAAATCCAGCAGCCAACCGAACAAGACCTCGATATCTAATCCCATGGCACACATCAAAAAAATCCTCAAAATGCAAGTCGGTGAATACACCGACAATACTGGCAAGACATCGCCGGAGATGCGCGAGATCGGCGTTATGATCGAGCACTCAAAGGGCGACGACGTCTGGTGCACGATCTCACTGCACGCAGACATCCTCAACCCGGTGCTCTATCAGATGACGAAACCGTTCTGTCGAAAGGGCTCAAGCGGAGTCCCTGTGAAGCTGTACGATCTGACCCGCCGCAAGACCGTGCAGGACGACGACATGGGACCAGAGCAGGAATTCTGACCATGGACCTCCGCGACCATCTCGAGAAAATCGTCGCCGGCCAGCTGGAGCACCCGGTGTACCCAGCCATCGCCATTGATTGGTCCGCGCCCTACGACATGACGCAGTGCACCATCCGGATTGGGGAGGCATCGGAGGTGGTCGGGTACGACCGGCTGCTGCGGATGATCGGGGCGCGCCGGAAAGTCATCGAGCAGGAGGAAGAGGATCCGTTGCGGTCGGGATACGAACCACCGTTCTGGCACCAGGTGGACCTGCGGGTGGCGAAGATGCGCCTGGCAAACCCCGGCGTGCAGCTCGAGGTGCTGCTGATGGGGGGGATCCGGTCTGGCAAGACGGAGTTCGCCACCAAAAGGTTAGTGCAGCATTTCTTCTGGACCCCGAATGCGTGGTGCTGGGGGCTGCATGAGATCGAGACCTCGTCGAAGCGGATCCAGCAGAGGCGGGTGCACCGGTTCCTGCCGAGGGAGCTGGACACCAGCACCGGGAAACACAAAAAGGACAAATCCACCCACTTCAGTTATAGCGAGGGGAACGGATTCACTGGCAATCAATTCACCTTGAGCTGGCAGGCGAAGGACTGGCGGGGTGCGGAATGCAGCGCTGGCGGCATGATGGACTTCAAGTTCTATAAATCGCAGGACAGCACACTTCAGGGGGCTGAGTTGACGTGTGCGACATCGGACGAGTTGATCCCGAAGGCGACGTGCGACACCGTGCGCGAGCGGTTGCTGTCGCGGGCCGAGGACACCAAGCGGGAATCGTTTCTGTCAGGGATCCGCGAGGCAATCCGAATCCTCGAGGAGGGCGGAACGCTCCCCCCTGCCCTGATTGCGTTAGTGTATTACGGATGCCACCTGATCAGTTTCACCCCCAAAGAGGGGTATAGCGCGACGGTGGCGGATTTCCTGGACGGGGCCGTGACCATCGAGGACGTCGAAGCGGAGCTGCTGCCACTCAAAAACGGAACGGCGCAGCGGGTGCCTCGGTTCAAGCAGCCGCGCCGAAAGACCAGGCTGGTGGCGTATTTCCATACGAAAGACAACGTGTTTAGGGGGAACTACCCGGCGATGGCGCAGCAGTGCGCGGGTGCAAAGGAGGATTATGTGAGGGTGATTGCGTATGGCGATGTCGCGAAGGGATGGGCGTCGACGTTTCCGAAATGGAGGGACACCGTGCATGTGGTGCCGCGCGAGGCGGTGCCGCGCGAGGGGACGTGGTACGAGATCTGCGACCCGGCTGGTGCGCGGAATTGGTTCCTGCTCTGGGCGGTGGTGGATCCCGCTGGCCGCAAGTTCATCGTCCGCGAGTGGCCGCAGGAGGGGGACTTCATTCCAGATGTCGGAGATCCGGGGGCGTGGGCGGTGACGAGTGAGACTGGGGCGCGCAATGGCGACGCCGGAGACGCGCAGGATTCGTTCGGCTGGGGGTTCGAGCGGTATGCGGCTGAGATCAGGAGGATACGCGAGGAGATTGGAGCGTGGTGGTCATCGAGCGCAGACGGGTGCAGTGGCGCTCCAATCGCGCCGGCGGAGAGTTACATGGACTCCCGGCTGGGTCAGGCGCAGACGACGGCGCACGGGGCCGCCACCACCATCATGGACGAACTCAACCTGCAGCCGGGGATGGCGTGGATCCCCGCCAGTGGCGACAGGCTGGCGGAGGGGGATGCATTGATCAATGACCACCTCGACTACGATGAGACGAAGCCGGTGTCTCCACTCAATGCCCCGCGACTACAGGTCACTGACAACTGCCGCGCGGTCATCTTCATGTTCCAGACTTACGGACCGCCGACGAGATCGCGCGACGAAGCATGCAAGGATGCGCGGGACTGCGTGGCATACCTCGTCAACGCCAACCCCGAGTACCTCGGCGGCGATGCCCTCGAGCCGGTCGGCGGCGGCTCATACTGATTCCCACCATGACTACCGAATCCGCCCGCACCACATACCCTCCCCTGCTCCGCTATAGCAAGGTCGTCGAACTGGCGGCGCAGATTGGCATTGGCCGCCACACTGTCCGCAAACTGCTAAGCGGCGGACAGATCGAGCGAGTGTCGCTCGGAGGCAGCAGCCATGGAGTCTACCGTCGCGACGATGTCTTGCGAACTCTCCTCCCAGAACCCAAACCACAACAACCCGAAACCACATGAATGATGAGACTGCTATGACGGCACTGTCGCCGCGCGACAAGCCCAACGTAAAGGCAATGGTCGATGAGATCCGGCGCGCCGCTGAGCGTGCTGGCGATCTCGCCTTTTACGAGAGGATGGAAGTGAACCACTGGACCCGCCACAATTGGTGGGAAGGACAGACTTGGAGCGGGCGGAAGGAACTGCTGGAGGGGACGGATCCGCGGAAAGTGTTTCCCTGGCCGGGAGCCAGCGATGCGCGGGTGCCGCTCATCGATGAGCTGATCAACGAGCGGACCGATCAGCTGATCGTCGCCTTTGACCTCGCGAGGTTTAGGGTCGGGCCGCGCGATCTGTCCGCCGACAACAATGCGCAGAACAAATCGGTGTTGTGGGCTGGCGTGGCAAATTACTATCAGGACGAGACTCTCGAAGAGTGCCGCACCGCTGCGTACCAATGGGCTGACTGGGCAGAGGAGTTCGGGCACGCACTGCTGTATGTTGGTTGGGAGGAGGAGCAGGCACTGGAAAGGAAAACCCTCACAGAAAACGACCTGCTGCAGATGCAGGTGCAAGCAGCGATGACTGCAGCAACCAACGAAGCGGTGATGGCGATGACGGCTGAGGGGCAGCCATTGCCGCACCCGGGAGACGTTCTGACGCCGGAGCAGCAGCAGGCAATTGCCGTCGGGGTTGAGGCGCGGATGGTCGAGTTGGTGCGCGATCCTGCTGAGGTGGAGGAGTTGGTGGCGGTGCTGATGGCATACGATGCCGCAATGCCGGAGAGCGAGGCGCGACGGATTGCTGGCGATGTGAGGAGGGATGGTGAGGCAGAGTACTTTGTCCCCTACGTCCACCAATCCAAACCCTGCTGGAAGGCATGCATGCCGTACATCGATGCCCTCTACCCGCCTGAGTGCAGGCACATCCAAAAGGCACCATGGGTTGCCCTGGCAGAGTGGATGTCAGAGGCGGAGCTGAGGGAACGGGTGGCGTCGGAAGGTTGGTCCGAGACATGGGTGGATCGGTTGCTAGAGAACAAAGGCAAGGCGTTCGATTTCGGGGCGCAGCAGTGGGCGGCGCATCGGGATTGGGTGATGGCTGGCGGGATGGTGGGAACCGGAGTCGATGCCGGTTCCTCGAACGAGACACCACTCTATCAAGTGCTCCATGTGTACTATCGTGCGACGGCGCAGGCGGGGGTGCCGTGCGTGTACAGGACGGTGCTGAGCGGATGGATCGATGACGAATCCGCGATCCATGAGCCATGTCCGTATGCACATGGGAAGTACCCATTTCGAGAACGTGTCAGGGAGATCAAAGCAAAAACGATGGTCGAGAGTCGCGGGGTCGGCGAGATCTCGTTCTCTGATCAGTCCAGTTTGAAAACTCACCGAGATCAGAGGAACGACAACGCCAGTCTCCAGCTGCTGCCGCCGGCGGAGGTGCCGGTGCAGCAGGCTGGTGGGCGGTTCCCACTCCTGCGGCCGGGCGTGCAGATCCCGCGACGCACCGGCGGCGGCGCGGCCGGCATCAATTGGATCAAACCACCCGGCGACCCGGGCGCGAGCGAGCGTGCGGAGCTGGACATCCGCCTATCAGTGGACCGGTACTGGGGGCGCGGCGCGGCGGTCGACCCTGACGTGCGGCTGACCCGGGCTCGCGCCAGAGTGAACCATTTCATGGCTGATCTGAGGGAGGTCTGGAAGTTGACGTTCCAACTCATCCAAGAGTATGCGCCAGAGCAGTTGAGGGTGGCGTCGGTGCGTGGGCTGCCGGTCGACCTGCAAGCCACTCGCGAGGACATTCAGGGGCAGGTGAGTCTGGACCTGACGTTTGATCCGGCGGACTTCGATGTGGCGACCGTCCTCAAAAAATTGGAGGTGCTGAACGAGGGTCTGCTGCCGCTCGACCGCAGCGGCAGCATCAACACAAATAACATCCTGCGCGCCGCCGTCTCGGCAATCATGCCGGGGTGGGTGTCGGAGATCATCCCGCAGTCGAGCGAGCAGACGAGGGCGTCGGAGATCGAAGACGAGGACCGTGCGCTCGGCCAGCTGCTGCTGGGGATGGAGCAGCCGTATGTTCCCGGTCGGGATCATCAGGCCCGACTGGAGACCCTGCGCCGCCGCATGGAGGCGCAGAATCCGGATGGCTCCCCCACCGCCGCGGCCCGCATCGCCCAAGCGAATCCTGACATCGCTGCCCTCGTCGAGAACCGCATGAAGTTCCATCAGTTCCAGCTCGAGCAGCAGCAGAATGCCGACATTGGTCGCAAGGGTGTCGACGAACTCCAATCCGTACCAACCGCCT